CTTTCCCGACTTCGACAAAGATAACGCGGCAGAAATCTATGCCGTGTGCGTTTGGTGGTATCTCAGAAAAGAAGCAAACCCAGTCCCGACAGACGAAACATTGCTCGCAGGGGATGACTCAGACGGACTCGAGCGATACCGCCAAGCCAGAGCAGCACAGGAAGAAATTAAGCTCGCACAAACACGCGGGCAGGTAATCATGCTGAATGATTTCGAGGACGTTGCCCCAGCGTTATTTGGTCCGCTTCGCAGAGTGGCGGAGCATGTGAAAAGAAAAGGCGATACAGACACGCTGGAGTTGATTGAGGAGGCAAATCGCGAGGTACTGTCAAACCTAGAGCGAATCTATGGACATGATCGTTCCACAATCGAAACAGACGTGGACTGACTACGCCATACCTGGAGCAAAGGCGCTCCGGGAAGCGTTTCAGCGGATCGCAATCGTTGCGCGTTATCGCTCAATAGCTGAGTTCGCTGAGCAGGAAATCATTCTTCCAGATGGCCCATTCCAAGGGCAGCGATTCAGGATTGCACGACAACCAGCACATGGGGCCTTCTTTCGTGAGGTCGATTCAGGTAACTGGTTTCGGTATGCCTGCACAGGCCCGCAGCAATCAGGCAAAACGCTGGCGTTCGTCGTCATTCCAATTCTCTACCATTTATTTGAAAGGAATCAAACGGTTTTGTTCGGGCTGCCATCAATGGACATGGCCAACGACAAGTGGAAGCTTGACATTAGGCCAGCAATCGAAGCCAGCCAGTTCGCGAAATATCTTCCGCGAAAGGGAGCAGGCTCGAACGGCGGAACACCGGAACTTATCCAGTTTGGCAACGGCAGCAATTTGAAGTTCATCACCGCAGGCGGTGGTGATGAAAAGCGAGCCGGATTCACAGGTCCGATTCTTGTCGTAACTGAGGTTTCACATTTGGATCAGGTGGGCGGCACATCGGATGAGGCGACAAAACTAAAGCAGATGGAGGGGCGTGTCAGGGCGTATCGTGCCAGCGGGCAGGCTCGCATTTATCTTGAATCGACGGTGACGATTGAGCAGGGCCGCATCTGGCAGGAATGGAGCAACGGAACAGCAGGTGAGGTCGTTATCCAGTGTCACGCCTGCGACGAATGGATTTGTCCAGGCCGGGACAATCTTATCGGCTGGCAGGATGCTGCGACCGAAGACATGGCGGAACTTCAAAGCCGGTGGGCCTGTCCAGTTTGTGGGATTGTGTTTGATGACGCCACACGGCTGAAGCAACTGGCAAACTGCAAGGTGCGTCACAAAGGTCAGTGTATTCTGCCTGACGGAACGATCACAGGCCAGATCGTTGCATCGAAGACAATGGGGTTCCGGTACTCAGCGGCGACAAACACATTTGTGACGGCGGGCATTGTCGGAGCCGATGAGTGGAAAGGAGCACGCGAAGTCGATCAGGACAACGCGGAAAAAGAACTGCTTCAATGGACGTGGGCACTGCCTGCAAAACCAAAGGAACAAGATGTTGAGCCGTTGGATTTCCGCACCGTAATGCACAGGCAAAGCCAGTGGAAACGCGGGCTGATGCCTTCTGATGTGGTGACGATCGCTGCTGGCGTCGACGTTCGAGAAAAGCAGCTCGACTGGTTCGTGACGGCAAAGCGATCAAACGGGCAACCACTTTGCATCGACTACGGTTTCGAGCCGGTGTTGAGAGAAGCCAGTGACTTGAAAACGGCATTGAAACAGGCAATTCGATATCTGCAGGAAAAATTCGATAAAGGCTGGGAAGTCGAGGGCCTGTCAGGACTCCGCGGAATCGATATCGCTTTGATCGATATTGGATGGGAAACGGACACGATACGAGAAGGACTGAACGAGCATCAACTGTGGCGACGTGCGAAGGGATTTGGGTTCAAGCAACACGCTGGATCCGCCTATGTGGCCCCACAGAACAAAAATCGCCAGATGCACCAGATTGGCGAGGGCTGGCACGATGTGATTCTGATTCGCGGCAACAAGCGTTTTCGCGAACTGGAAAACAACGCAGACCACTGGAAGCGAAGAGTCCATCAGGCTTTGACGGTTGCGGCCGACAGTTCAGCGGCATTGTTGCTGCCAAAGTCGGAAAAGGTGGAGGGCCGAATCGAAGTAGCGAAACAACTAACGGCTGAACGTGAAACCACTCAATTTGAGGTAGGCAAAGGAACGGTTAGGAAATGGGTCCAGACATTTACGAGAAACCACCTTCTTGATGCGTGTTATATGTCTTTTGTAGGGCTCAGCGTGGCGGAATATGAGTCAGAAAAGGCACGAAAAAGGGCTGAAAATACGCCGACAAATGGCGTGATTTCAGGGAAAAAAGCAGAGCCTTTCGTAAGGAAACGCAAGTGAAGCCACTGAAAGAGCCGGGATATGTGCAGAAGACTCGACAATACTTTCATTGCAGCGTTGCGACAGGAAACGGGTGTTGCCCTGTCTGTGGAAAGTTTGCCTCTGTCGGCCGGTCGAAAGATGAATCGGGGTTTCGAACACAGTATCGATACTGTTCGTGCGGCAATAGTTTTCAAACGGTTATCAGGTTGGTTCTAAATGATTAGAACACCACACTGCCGCCGATCGCGTAGTCAATGCAACATGCTTGCATGGCACGCTCAGCATCTGAACGCTTAACGCTGTTTGAGAACATTCGCGACAAGGTTGAATCAGCCCTCGCGTCTGGATCTCCAGTCGTTTCGTATTCGGTCGACGGCCAAACTGTTCAGAAAGAACCAACATCAACCTGGCTGGCTGAACTTGACGCACGAATCGCTGACCTAAGATCGCAGGCCGGAACTGGTCTCGCTGGTCGCAAGAACCTTGTGAGGTTCCAGCGATGAACGAAGTGCAGGAAAAACAACAATCGGAGCTGGTTCGACAGGTCAAAGAAGCGGCACGGCAGACTCGCGAAGAGAAAAGGCTGTTCCGCACCAATCCAGAAGAGGCATCCCGCCGAGTCAAGAGCCGAGTTGACCACGTTCTACGCATGGCAATGGCTGAGCGTGTTGCTGAACGATTTGCAGCCTATGAAGGCGCAGAACATGACCGACTTCGCGGCGAAAAGTGGCTCGCGAGCAAGTTGAGCAGTAACGATCAGTTGTCGACTGAACTGGAAACGCTGATTGACCGTTCCTTGGATCTGTACCGAAACGACTGTTACGCATCGTCAGCCATCAATGGCCGCGTTGACAACGTCGTTGGGACCGGCATTCGCCCACAATCAAGAGTCCAGCCAGAACGCGGCATTCTGACGCCAGCACAGGCCGAGGATTTTAACGTCATGGCCGAATGGCTGTTTTCTCGCTGGGCAAAGATCGAGCGATTCTATTCGAAGCAGAGACAATTAGAGCGATGCAACGGGCTGTTCGGTGAACACTGGCTTGAAATGGCTGATGATGACAATCCGCTGAAGCCGGTAACACTGACTGTTCAGGTCATCGCACCACAGCGGATTCCTGTCGTTGGCTATGGGTCAATAAAGCCGGGGCAGCGGCGACGACTTGGTTTACGGTTGGATCAGCAGGGATTCCCAGTCTCGGCGTACGTGCGGAAATCGCATCCAAACGACTCAGAGGCCTACGACCAAGGCGAGGATGAAAAAGACCTTGGAACGCAGATTCTGCATTCATACGAAGAACTTTTCCCTGGACAGCTTCGCGGAGTTCCGTGGCTGTCTCCTGCCATGGGGCGGCTGAAAGACCTAAAGGATTTCGTTTACGCAAACCTCGTGGCGGAACAGGTCGCAGCGTGTCATTCGGCGTTTATCACAGGCGTAACGGATCCAGTGGTTCTTGCTGAGCAGGGCCGATCACGAAGCAACCTTGAGGATCTGTCCCCAGGTACAATTCAATACCTCGCTGATGGCGAGGGAGTCGCGTTTTCTGATCCAGCAAGGCCGGGAACTACTCTCGCGCCTTATGTCGAATGGGCGTTGCACGGCGTTGCTGCTGCACTCCGATACCCGTACGAACTCCTCGCCAAGCAGTTTACAAACAACTTCAGCGGTGGTCGACTCGCTCTGATGGATGGCCGGATCACCTTCAAGGTTTGGCAACAGTGCCTTATTGAGCGAACACTGGAGCCGGTTTGGCATCGGTTTATCGATCAATGTGTGTTTGAAGGCGCAATCAAGATTGATCCCGTCAAGTACGAGGAAAATCGTGACCACTTCCTGCAACACGCATGGATTCCCCCAGGCTGGCCTTGGGTTGATCCTGAAAAAGAAGTCACCGCAGACTTGGCAGCCATCGCTGGCGGACTGCAGACGGAAACAGAATCTCTCGCTGCA